AAACACCTCGGCCGCGTCCGATATGCTGCCGAAACCGCTGGAATTGGTCGGCACGATGCCAATCAGGTTCGGCGGCACACGGCAGGCGGCAAGCTGGTCGTCGCGCGACACCGCCTTGATGTTGAAAAATTCGTCTTTGGCGGCAACCTCGGAAATCGGCAGCAACTTGATGCCGTCCGGTTTGCCATTAGGTGCGTACAACAGCAGATTGCGGAAATTCCCCGGCCCTTTCGACAATTTCAATTGCTCCTGCAAGGTGTCAATATCCGCCTCATTGATATTTGCATCTGTCAGATACATGATATAGCCTGCGTGCGAGCCATTGCGGTAATAGCGCAGCCGGAATTTGGTTGCTGCCTCATTGAGTAATGCCGACTGGATGGCGGGCAACCATTCCGGCACACCGTAAATTTCCTGATTCACATCCGGCTCGAATAAATGAAAAATTGAGCCTTTGGGGAAATCGTGAATGGCGTAGCCGCTGAAAAAATCGCGGTCGCGCACGATGAATCGGTAACGGTTATCGCGGCTGCGGCGTGTGAATTTTGCCGGGGAATGGCGCAACGCCAGCAATTTGCCGCTGCGAGCATATGACCGCTCAAGATAGGCATTGCCAAACCACAAATAATCCATAATCAGCTTTGAAAATTCCTGCCGCGATAATAACGGGTGCGGCTGGTAGCAACTGGTCAGGATATTGGCTTTGGCCTGCAAAGCGCTGCGGATATATAGCAAAGAATAATAATATTTGGCGTGCGCATCTATCGAATACGGCAACTCGTAATACTCGCCGTTGAAAGCACATTCGAGATACTGCAACAGCATTGCGCCGGTTACTTCGATTTCCTCTCCCGCCCATTGAAACGAAAACATCCGCTGCGCTTCAGCGGGCTTTTCTCTTTTGGCTTTTCCTTTGAACATTAAAAAACTCCCAGAATCAAAAAATACGGGCAAAGCCGCGTTTGCCGGAAAAGCCCGCCGTCGTAATCTCGCCGAGCGGGTCGTTAATCAGCGCGTGCATTGTTGCCCATGCCAAATCGGCGTGGCCGGTGGTGGCGGTACGGCTCGCCTTGTATGTTACCTGCCGCCCGCTCCCCGTCTGCGCTTGGTGAATCGTCAAAAAGGCATGGGCAATATCCGTCCACCCAGCATCCCATTGCAGACGTCCGTGATGGATGAGCTGCTTTGCCTTCAGCACCATTTCGTTTTTTGCCTCAACCGTGTAAATGATTTTCTTGGCGCGCGGATAGAACTGGCGCACCAAATCATAAACGGCCTGCCCGATACCGGTGGCGTCAATGGCAATATTTTCCACGTTATAAATGCCGCAAAATTCCCGAATCTTTTGCGCCTGACCATCAAAATCCAGCCCGTTGAAACTTTGCTTGTCAACAATGCGGAAAACCCCGCCTTCCACCCGTGGCGGCGCGATGACGACAAGCGAAGCGTCATCCTGCGAACGGCTGGGATCGTACCCAATCCATACCGGCGCATCATCGAGCGGGCGCGCGGCGAGCGGGGTGTAGTCTTTCCACAATGCCCAGGCATCAACCATGCAGCGCTGCAATTCCGCCATCTTGAAAATGCTGTCCGTGTCATTGACGAATTGGCACATCAGCAAATTCTCAAATTGCCCCGGTGGGAATTTAATCCGCAGTTTTTCCATCGTAACGAGGTCAAAACCACTATTGATAGCATCTTCAATGGTAATTACTTGGCGGAAATACCCGTCTTCGCATAGCCGCCCGTCTTTGAGCGCTTTATGCGACACGTCCAAATCAATATGCTCGGATTTTGGGCGGCCTTTGTTAAATTCCGCCCCCGTCCATAATGGATAAGCCTCATGGGTAACAGTTGAGGGCGTGGAGAAATAGGTAATACGGCGGTCATCGTGTACCGTCATCCCTGCCGCTACGTGTTTGAGCTTTTTGAACTGCGGAATCCAAAAATATTCGTCAATGTACAAATCGCCGGAATAGGATTGCGCCGTATTGGAATTGGTACCGAGGAAATATAGCGTAGTACGCGGAGCCAGTTTGATATGCTCGCCCTTGAGTTGTATGCCTAATACCTCATCGACGAAGGCGACAATGTTGCTGCGGAAAATATGCGCCTGACTTTTCGAGGCGGAAAGAAAAATCTGGTTTTTACCGGTATCCAATGCCGTCAATAATGCTTCCAACGCAAAATAAAACGTCGCACCAATTTGGCGGCTTTTGACGTACTGGCGCATTTCGTATTTCTTCGAGTGTTCGTACCACGCCTTTTGATGCGGATATATGCGTTTGTGAAATTCCCGTTTCAATTCAGTAAGCATCTCATCGTCAATTTTCCCGGAATCGCCACGCTCCTTTGCCTTGCGCCGTTTGGCCTCATTGCGATTGCGCACTTTGGGATTCAAATCTGCCTCATTTCCGCCGTCCTCATAGCGCTCAATGCGCGCCGTCCGTTCGAGAATTTTGGCGAGTTTGTCCATTTCGTTGTAATCCTTTTCGGACTTTTCGTCTTTGGCGACGAGAACGGCAAGGCGCACATCAATCTGCTCACCGATACGGCGGGCGGTTGTCGCCCGGTCCCATCCTTCGCGCGTCTTCCATGAGCGGACGGTGGTATCGGGAATGCCCATCAGGCGGGCGATTTCGGCACAGGTAAAGCCGCGCCAGTACAACAGGCGCGCATTCTTTTCGGGGGACAAATCGGGATTAAGCAAAGTCATCATCATGGCACGCATGATGGACAGGCGCGCGCGGGTGCAAAAGCGCGCAATTTCCACAAAGCGGGATTGTGGAAACGTGCCGATTGAGCGCGCGGGCAAACGCGACAACAATCGTGCCACCGATTCACCGACCCGGAGCATCCCTTGAAATTTCACATTGTCGCCACCGAAGGCGCAACCATTGACGGCCGCGTCATTAGCGGTCAACACCTCGAACAAATGGCGAAGAATTACGACCCCGCCAAATATGGCGCGCGCATTTGGCTGGAGCATATCCGTGGCCTGTATGCCGACAGCGCTTTCCCGGCATTGGGCGACGTTACCGCGCTCAAAACCGAAAAAAACAAGGACGGCAAAACCGTCCTGCTTGCCGCCATTAACCCGACCCCGGAACTGGTGAAAATCAATCAGGCGGGGCAAAAGGTTTACACCTCGATTGAAATCAATCCGAGATTTGCCGATACCGGCGAGGCTTATTTGGTCGGCCTTGCTGTAACTGATAGCCCGGCAAGTACCGGCACCAGCCGCCTTTCCTTCAGCGCCATCCAGAAAGAGCCGGAACATTTGTTTTCCGATTATGTCCAGGCTGATTTGAGTGATGAAGAAAAACCGTTACCCGGCATCATGGACAAAATCAGGGCGATATTTTCCAAACAGGAAAATGCGGAAAAAGACAACGGCAAACGGTTCGCCGGAATTGAAGAAGCCATTGCCACCGTCGCCAATGAATACAGCGCGGGCAAACAGGCATTGCAGGGCGATATTGATACGCTGAAAAACCAGCTTGCCGGGCTGCAAAAACAATTCGCCGAATTGAAACAGGCAATGGATACCACCCCGGCCAATCCGCCAGAACCGGCGCAAGTATTCAACACCCCGCGCCCTGTCGCCAATGGCGCAACCGAAATCCAAACCGATTGCTAAGGACTACAAATGCACAGACAAACCAGACAACAGGTAAACAAATTTCTGCACCGCATCGCAGAATTAAACAACATTTCTGATGCCACGCAGAAATTCAACGTCGAACCCGCCGTTGAACAAAAACTGTTGGAGAAAATACAGGAAACTAGCCCTTTCCTGACGCTGATTAACAGTATCACCGTCGATCAACAAGAAGGCGAAAAAGTCTTTATTGGTGTAAACAGCACCATCGCCGGGCGCACCGACACCAGCGGCAACGCCGAGCGGCAAACGCGCGACGTCAAGGCGCTGTCCAATGACAAATACCGTTGCGAACAGACCAACTATGACACCCATATCCGCTACAACACCCTCGACAGTTGGCGGCACCGCCCCGAATTTCAGGCATTGTTGCGTTTGGCGACCAGCAAACAGATTGGGCGCGACCGCCTGATGATTGGCTTTAACGGCACCTCTGTCGCCGCCGATACCAACCGCACCACCAATTCCAAACTGCAAGACGTCAATATTGGCTGGCTGCAACAACTGCGCGCGCACAAAGCTAGTGCGGTGATGAACGGCAAAAAAATCGGCAATATTACCGGCAATGACTATCCAAATATTGATGCCGCCGTCTATGACGCCGCTCACGAATTGATTGAGCCGTGGTATCACGACGACGAGTTAATTGTAATTGCCGGGCGCAAATTGCTGACCGACAAATACCTGCATTTGATTGGCGATAACGACAAGCCGACTGAACGACGCGCGCTGGAGAGTTTAATGGTCAGCCAATTATTCGGCGGCTTGAAAACCATCGCGGTGCCATTCTTCCCGGAAGATGCTTTCATGATTACACCGCTGTCCAACCTGTCTATTTACACACAGGCCGGTTCAACCCGTCTGGCGTATTTCGACAATCCGAAAAAAGACCGGATTGAGGAATTCCGCAGCATGAATGAGGCCTATGTCATCGAAGACTATGACGCCTGCTGTCTGGTCGAAGGTATCAAAGTGCCAAAAGCCGACGGCTCCGGTTGGGAGTAAGAAATGGCAAGCCCCGCACGATTGCACAAACAACGCGAAGAAGCCCGCGCCGCCGCCGAGCGCGCCGCTGTGGAAGAAACCCCGGTGCGCGGCAGCGCGCACGAACTGGCGCTGGCGCAACTGGCGCAAGACAAGCGGCAACTCAAGGAAATCCAGTCCACCGAGCGCCGCCAAGAGCGCAAAGCTGAACTGATGACTGAGCATTGGCTCGCCTATATCGACGGCGCGCTCGCCGCCGACAGCGGCGCGCCTGACCCGGTCATCAGCCAAATGCTGCCGTGGTGTTTTGACGTCGGCGACATTGAGCGCGCGCTGCGCGTCGGCGATTACCTTGTCCGCCACGACCTGCCAGCCCCGGAAAGTTTCGCG